CTCTCGGAGTTGCTTCTCGGCGAGATCTACGGCCAGCGAAATCAGCTGGTTCTCTCGACCCTCAGGAGTAGTGGCCCGGCGACGACGAGGTTGGGTTACCTCTTCAGCGGCTTCGTCCCGCTTCGTCATGGGTTTCCTTTCGCTCAAGGTAAGTTTAGGTGGGGTTCAAACCGCACACCATTTTGACCCTCCGGGGAATTTTGGAGGGAGGCGGCGATGCTGAGGGGGGCCCTATTTTGCGAGACCCCCTCCCCCCTCTTTGAAATAGGTCCGGGATTGGGAAAATCTCGCAAAACTGGTAGGAATTCTTAAGACTCAGTTTGTTCTGAAACGGGGGTTTCATCCGATTCAGACGGAACCAGAGTCCAAATTCCTAATGGGTTGATCTCCACGATCTCCCTCATCGCCCTATCGATAGCATCACTCTCTGCTGCTGGCGACATGTCGAAACCATAGTCAGCGACACGTGCCAAATAGCCAAGAGTGTTGTAACCTTTTCGTATGTCGAACGCAAACCATTCATTGAACTGAGTTCCTGGATGGAAAGGATTGTCAATGGTTGTCAAAAGCATGGGTTTTGATTCCATGGGGTGGGTCTCCATTACTTATCGAAGTGTGTAAATAGTTTCATGTGACTGAGAGAAAGCAATCCGAAAGGAACTACTATGACACTATTCATACAAACTGTCTTTAAGTGTGGACACTGACACACCAATAGAACGAGCAACTTCTGCTTGTGTGTAACCAGCTTCAAGCAACACCTTTGCACGAGACAACTTACTATCTGTAAGAAGCTTCTTAGTCTTTGGTGTTGCTAACTGACGAACACGTTCCATGTCAGCATTAGCAAGTATTGACTCAAGCTTACTAGTACTAATAGCACCAGACTGAATCGCTTGCCATTCACGATCACTAATCACGATCCTTGACTTACCAGCACCTGTTCTTGCACGAGCTTCTTCAAGTGCTTGTCGTTTGAGACGCTTTAGGTGATCCTTGTCCATGTCAGGGTTTGCCCTGCGAACGGAGGCCACAGTAGCATTAGCTAGGATCTGGGCCTGCCTCTCACGGGGGCGGTTCTTGTACGCCCTATTCAGAGCCGCATCAAGCGATGCGATCTCGTTTGCGTACGTCTGTTTAGCAGACTTCGAAACCTCAATGCGGGGGGTCTCTAGGGCTTGCTTACGGGCAGCGTTACCCAGAGCCTTGAGTCTATTTGAATGGGTTGCATAAATAGACTCGATCTCCGTACCTGAAGATAAAGTATGCGCATCGTCTGTTAATTCAATACGCTTGACCTTCTGTGTCTTGAGCACAGTCTTGCCTGCTTTATCGACACGAGTAGCACCCGTCTCGACATACACTTTCTTCCCCGTCTTGGGGTCCACTACACCGCCCTCGCTAGCACGGCGCTCTCGGCGTTCATTAATACGCACATCACCGGTAGCTTGGGACAGCAGTGTCGATGCACCACCACGCGAATTCCGTTGGTACTTAGCCATCAACTGTGGAATACCATTATCGATAGCCGACTGCTTGTAGTTGAGTTTGTGTTTCTGCGCATCAATAACAACCATCGAGTGACGGACAGCTCTAGCTACCTCGTCTGAGGATGCACCTCTGATTGTCATGTCGGTGATGAGGTTAGAAACCAAACCCATCTGCATTTGAGTACCACGATCATCAAGTTCCTTCATACCAGGATAACCAGGATAAGCATGTTTGGGGTCGAAACCCTTCAAACCTTTAAGCGCTGGCGAGGACTTGACGAAACCCTTGTTGTTAGGAATAACCAGAACGGTGTCACCGTCGAAGTCAGCACCTGACAGACGTTCAGCAACCTTGGAGGATATACCAACGGCGTCACGTGCCTTACCCAACATCTTCTTAGCGTCGGGATGACGGTTATTAACAACGAGATCAGGGATCTCAAAGGTTCCACCATGAGGGAAACGGACGAGAGCTACACGAGTTCCGTTCTCATAGTTCGGGGCATATATCTCTGTCGGCTTCATTTTAGGAACCGGCATCAATACGTGTGTGGCTTGACCCGGAAGCGCGGCTGCCTTGAGGTGGGCAGAAGCAGAGTCTGCATCTTCAGCAAACTTCTCAAGGAGCTTCTTACGAACAACCGGGTTGGTGAGCGAGGATATCTCATCATAGTCAGCCTTACGACGCTCATATGTAATATCGAGCTGTCGTTTGGCCAAACGAGGATCCTGCTTACCTAGCATCTGTGAAGGCAGGTTACGTGACCAGTTCTCCCAGTCGCCTTCTTCATTGACGATATTCATAGCTGAAGTTACCTTCGGCTTACCGTCGGGCCCTATAGAGACCATCTGACGCTTAATCATGGCGCCAAATGGGTTATCAGGGGTCTCAGTCTTCAACGGCTTAAGAGCGTCAAGCTTATTGCCTGTATCACTCTTATTCGTGTTGAACATGAGGTCTACACCTTTAGGAAGATCATCCTTGTAGATGGCCATACCCTTGATGTAGTGCGTACCATCCACAGCGATACGGACCTGAGCGTAGGAAGCTCCACCGAGCGACAGGTCTTTCACACCAGGACGGACGAATACAACGCCGTCTGAGTCCGTGCCACCTGTTTCAGCATAGTTTATAGCGACACGCTTAGACGACACGCTCAGAGGCTCGTGGAGGCCGAGAAATGACCTTCCACCGTCCTCTGAGAAGTCTTGAATCTGAGATATCTTGTCACGATTGGACCAAATATCCTTTTGGGTCTTGCCGGGAGCGGCGAGAACCTTTACAGTGGTTTGTTCACCGGTACCCAACTGCTGTACTTTAACAGAGTGAACAGTATATCCTTGCTCTTTGAGCACTTCGACCGCAGCGTCGAGACGGTTGCGCGAAACGCCAATTTGAGCATCGACACCTGATCCGATGTCAATATATTGCTTACGACCAACTTGATCTTTGAGCATGTTGCTCGTAGAGATGATAACATCTGACTTGTCCTTTTCACCTGGAGCGAGCAGTGCGCGCACCGAGGACTCGTTGAGATTCATACGCTGCCCAATAGCAACGTTAGAATATCCCTTATCTCGCAGACGCTGGGCCATAGCAATATCAGCAGCTTTGACCTCTGCTCGTGCAACAGTCTTGAGTGCACGGAGTTGGGTAGTGGTTAGTCCGACAGAGCGAGCAATATCAGCTTCACTCATACCAGACTTGCGCATGCCTGATAAATAATCGAGATACATGCGGTTACGAGTGTTCTGGTCCTTGCCTGAGCCCCAAGGATATCGACCCGAACGACGGAGGATACCGTAGTGCATCAAGCTGTCGTCAGTCTCGCTGTCGTCAAACTTGAGTTCCACGTTACATCTCCTCCTTCAGTTCGTTGAGTAGTTTATCCATGGATATGATCTGTCCCATGATACGGGCGATCTCCTCAGGTTCGGGAATATGTACCTGAACCTCGTCAGACTGGTAGATACGCAACTCCATCTCAATATCGAATGGCTTGTAGTCATACTCGAGACAGAATATGGCTGCGTAGACTTCCAGCTGTTTCATGGAAGCTGGGTGAACGCCAGTCTTCAAATCATGAATACGTAGCTTGTTACGTCGGAAGGAAATAGCGTCGGCGGTACCGAAGCAGTTATCCGAGTAATATAGAACCTGCTCGGTCTCCATACGAAAACCCAATGCGTCGTTCACAAACAGGTTCATAGTGTTCTTGTTCTTGGGTAGTTTAATACCCAAACGGATGGCATCGTGAGCGAACTCGTGTAGCTCGGTCCCACGTTTGGCCGCCATCGCCGTCAGGAAGCGTTCTGAGAGCTTTTCAGAGTCATAGTTGACCCAATGGTAGGAACTAGGACTTAGAAACGCGTGAGCGCCTTCTAGACGCGAATGCTTGTTGAAGATCATGGAATACATCCTCTTCGTTTTCGGGATAGATGAAAGCAGCAAATGACATCTCGTGCATCTGCTCAACGTAATAACGCTGATTCGGTTGTACGCGTGCCTTCGCGCTAACCTTTACCTCCAGTGCCGCCCAATGTTCATTCCAGAGGATAAGCAAATCTGGAATGCCTTGTTTGTAGGCACTATCATTCTTCAGTACGATGCAACCTGGAAACACCGATTTCAGTTTCCGTATAAGCGAGGCTTGGTAGTCTCGTTCTAACATGATTCCTCCATCGGTGTGTCAAGGTGTCCGTAACTCAAAAATAGAAAGGAAAAAGGCATCCTCCCTATTATAGTACATGTTTAACGTACTAGTGTGTGAATGGTAGCAGAGGTTATACAAATCGCATACCGTTTAGCAATTTGACTCCGGTCTTGTAGGACCGGACAATATCAGACTCCAAGAGTCCGAACGCAAGTGCAGCCTCGAGTGAGTCGTTATGCATGATGCCGGTCGTCTCCTCCTTGAGGATAACATCATCGAGGGTTGGCATCTTGCGGATCCTCTCACGAAGCATACGGTTTGCATACCAACCTGGACGCCATACCAGATTCCAGTAGTTGAGATTGTTTCGGTTGCGGTCTTTGTAGACGACTCGATCGAACCAAGGTTCCTCAGGTTCTACGAACGCTAGCGCAACAAGCCTTGCGACGCTGATGCTTCGGCACTTCAGTTCCCGTTCGCCATCCTCGTCACATTCAGACCAGAGTGTGACTTTGGGAAGCGGTAGAATATTCCTCTGGGCGATGGTGCTCCACTTGGGTGTTTTGCCTTGTTGGATCGCAAGCAGCTTCTTGGTGCGGGCGTTACGAACTTCGCCCTCGGATGAGACTTCATACTTGGGGAACCCGTGCTCCTCGAGTGATCTCCATACAGACATAGCTATCTCCTATTCGGTGAATGGTATCAGGTTTGCGGTACGGTCTTGTTCACTTTTCACTTTTATTTTTGAAAAACTTTTATATGGGGATTTCTTAGGATATTTT